ACGGCCGGCGGCGTCGCCTCGGGAGTGGAGGAGTCAAAGGTATTCCCCGCGAAAATGCTGACTCGATTGCTCGCCGCGTACAGCGCGAGCTCGAGCTGCGCATCGGTGAGCTGGGCAGCCGTGCCCGTCCCTGAATCGGTGCCGCTCATGACGTTGCGCAGGTCATCCACGGACGCGTAGAGCGTCCCGGAGGCTACGGGGGTCGTCATCGGTCGGTCACCGCCCCGACCATGAGCGCGGCCAGCCCGCCGAAGAACCACCGCTCGGCCACGACGGTGCTGATGGCACCCCAGGCGGTCTCGGCGGCGAACAGGAAACAGATCGCGGCGACGGCGAAGGGCAGCCTGGCAACCAGCCCTGGCTTCACCCCTGGCACGCTCACGCTGTCTCCTGGTCGGTCGGTCAGTTTTGGTAGTGCGACGGCTCTTGCCCGCCGCCCGTGAGGTTCTCGAGGGACGCTCCGAGCGACTGCCCGTTCATCGCCTGGGTCTGCTGGCTGGTCAGCGCGGTCAGGCTGCCCGAGGCGGCGGCGAGGATCGTGGCGGCGAGGTTGGTGCCGGACGACGCAGGGGTGTCGATCACAGTGCCGCGGGGGATGCGCTGGCTGACGCCATCCCAGACGATCACAACATCGACGTTCAGGACGTACGGGTTGGCTGCCATAAGTTGCTCCCCTCATCGCACGCAACCGCATGACTGGTTGATGTCATCAATTGCTCACGCACGCTTTCACCAAGCACGACTCGTTGCCGCGCTGGCTGACAGGGATGACGCCGGACAGGTTGCCGGTCCCGCCGTAGGCCGCAGACAGCGCGCTGCCCGGAACGATGTCGACGACCGCGCCGTGCCTGGTGAACGTGGTCAGCGGGGTGCCATCGGCGTGGGCATCCCAGAGGACGCTGACGTCGGTGAGCACGCGCTGCGGGTTCTGGCTCAATTCGATATTCCAGCTCCCCAGCCGGCGAGGCCGCCCTCGCTGTGAGGTGCATAAGGCAGGGTGTTCAGCGCCGAGTACCCGCCTGCTCCTGCGTCGGTGATCGTGTTGGACTGCGCGTAGGCGTTCGCGTCGCTGTTGGCCCCGGACAGGTCCAGCACGTCCAGCCACGACCACGCCACGGTGCCGGTGTAGGTGACGGCGATCGTCGCGCCGGCGGGCAGCGGCACCCCGCCCGTGTACGCCACGTTGGGCTGCATCCCGGGGGCCTGGGTGATGCCGGTGGTCAGGCCGTTGATGGTCACCGCGGAGACGGCCCCGGCGCCGAGGAACGCGACGGACAGGTTCCGGCCGGTGGTGTTCTGGATGCCCACCGTGGAGGCGGGCAGGGCCGGGGTGATCGCCGACCACAGCCACACGGGGGTCGCGACGGTGTACTGGAGGGCGCAGGTGCCGCCGGGGGGGACGGTCATCATGAACGCGGTCGCGGTGGTGGCCACGCTGACGGCGTTGACCCAGTAGTTGGCCATGGTCGCGCCGTTGGCGCCCACGGACACGTAGGCCGTATTTCCGGTCGTGTTCGTGGCCGTGTTGGTCAGCCCGGCAGGACTGGTCGCGGGAACCGCTGGCTGCATGATCATTGGGCGTCCCTCAGTTGGGTAGAGCCGGTGTTCGAATTAGGTAGCCTCATCAGTTGCTTATTGCTCCCCAGTGCCCGTGTCCCGTGTTGTCGGTGCCGTCGATCCACGCACGGAGGTTTGTCGCGCCGATCACGGCGTACAGGTCCCCGTTCGGGTCCAGGATCAGCGGCGTGCCCTGGAGGAACGTGACGGGGAACCCGCCCGGCGTCCACCCGGCCGGCGACCCGGCCCCGTCCCACGCGCCCGCCTCGTTGCTGTCACCGGACTGCAGCGGCGTCACCGTCAGCGCCGCCGTGTACACCGCACCCGTCGACCCGGCGGCGATGTTCTTGACCGCGACCGTCGCAGCGGCCCCGAGGTAGGTGGTGACCGCCTGCTGCGGGTACGTGCCGATCACCCCGGCGTTGACCGACGTGGCCAGCAGCGCCGACCCGGCGTACAAGCCGAAGTTGTTGGCGTCCCCCGCCGCTGCTGCGGTTGCCAGGGTGACGGTCCAGGACAGCAGGGACGTTCCCGCAGCGGTGGCGGCGGCCCCGGTCGCGACCGTGGTTCCCGCCCCTGGCGTCGCCGACGTGGTGCCGGTGACCGAGGTTCCCGGGCCTGCTGACTGGGCGCTGGAGGTGCCCGCGGGAATGGTGATGTCGGCGGTCACGATGTACCTGTTCAGCGTCATGCGCGGTCACCTCCCTGCCGGGTCTAGTAGCTGGTTGCGGGGACGCCTTCGACGCCGAGCGCCGGGGCGAGGCTGGCGACGGTGACGAGCACCCCGGTCAGGTGAGCCAGGTCCATCCCGCCCACCGGGACACTCGTCGCTGTCGGGGTTCCGGTGACGACCACCACGTCAGACGCGCCGGCCGGGTCGATGATCAGCACCTGGCCCTGCGCGAACGAGGTCCCCCCGGCGGTGAACGGCAGCGCCGGGCCCCCTGCGGACACCCCTGCGGAGATCGCGGGCAGCGCCCACGCCCACGTCGGCGCCGCCGAGAACGTGATGGAGACCGTCCCGGCGACCGGGACCAGGTACGTCCCTGCCGAGGTGCCTGCCTGGGTGCCGTTGACGACGACGGAGGTCAGGGTGCCGCCGGTGATGGTGACCGCTACGACGGTCCCGGTGCTGTTCGTCACGGGGACGGTCGTGGCGGGGACAGCGGGGCTGGTGATCGTCGGGGCGCCGAGGGTGAACGGCCACTCGCAGCGCAGGCACCGGTACGTCAGCACCCCGTACGGCACCATGGGCGCGGGAAACCAGCACCGCGGGCAGCGCAGCGACGCTACATCCAGCGGCTCGAGAGTCCCCCCGATCCACGGCATGAGCTACCTGCTCCCCTGCGGGCGGGTGCGGCTGCGGGACGGCGGCAGGTCCACGGCATCTACCACGGACTCCGTGAGGTGGTCGGCCATCTCCGACGGGTCCGGGCGCATCGGCTCGACACCTTCGGGGGCCTTGCCGCCCTCAAGGAACTGCACCGCGCTGGAGCCGACCGGATCGGGGCGAGGGCCATCGGAACCGGGGGGCGGTGTGGTGGGCCGGAACAGGCGGCCGGACACCGCACGCGGGAGCACGAGTTGCCGTGGCTCATGCGTGCCACCGGGTCCGCTGATCTTCCGCACCACGTCGACCTGCCGGCCGTCGCGGGCACCCTTGCGGTTGAACTGCCGGGCTTCCTCGTCGGTGAGGTGAACGATCTCGCCGGGCATCACCAGGTCAGTGGCGCGGTCCTTGTCACCCCGGCGGGGAACGGACAGGCAGATGAGCGCCTCATACTCGTCGCCGATGCGGGTTGCCGGAGGGCCTGACGCGCGAGCCAGGAGCTTATCGAGAGTGGCCATCTCGTCGGCGGTAAGCGGGGTGAGTTCAGTAGCAGTTGCGGTAGGAGGCATAAACGGGCACCTCCTACGGCAAGATCAGCCTCCGCTGAGAAGTAGGAACGCTGTGCCACACATTGTGTACTTAGCGTTATTACATGGCTGGCAGGTACGACAAAGGTTGAACCATTTCCCCGACCCGCCCTTGGCGAGCGGGAAGAAATGGTCGACGTGGTGCGTGACGGCTGTGCCGCAGTACGCACATGGATCGTGCAAAATTGCGAGGCGGTAGCAAACCGCGAGCAGCCGGTCGATGTCGTCCATGCCCACGTCGGCCGCGGACTTCCTGCGGCCCTCGGCCGCGTACCGGGCCTCACGGTTGGCCGCGTTCCACGCACTGGCGGCGGCGCGGTGCTCGTCCGCGTAGACCTCGCGGTACTGCCGGGCGTACTCCCGAAGCTCAACCTGATTGAGGTCGTAGTACGCGCGGTTGTTGCGCTTACTCCACGTCGCATCGTAATGCTGCTTGCAGAGACCCGACTGGTTGTCGCGGTGAAGAGTCTTCCCGCACCCCGCCACCGCGCACTTCGGGGCGTCGTCGGCCCAGTAGAGACCGCGGTGCTCCATGCACCGGCCCAGGGGGTTTCCCGAGTTGAGGCGCTTCCTGCATCCGTCAACGGAGCACACTGCCAGGTCGAGCGGGACGTAGGTGTGGTCGCTGCACCGGCCGCTGGTGTTATCCGAGCGGATCTTACGGTCGCATCCGTCGATGTAGCAGGTGCGGCGGGTGTCGGGAGGCTTAGGCTCCGCGTGATAGGTAGCTCGCTTATTGGCGAGGTACTCCGGTGTTCTCCATGCGTGCTCAGCATGGTCGGGGCAGTACCCGGTGGTGTTATCGGTGCGGAGGACGCGATCGCAGCCGGGAGCGCCGCAGGGCCGGACGGGCTCGCGGGCCTTGGCGTACTTGTGCGCCTTGCAGTAGCCGGTGTCGTTGTCCTCGCGGAGCTGCCGGTCGCAGCCGTCCGCGGCGCATACGTCACGGACGATGAAGTTGCGGTGAGAGGAGCAGCGGCCGGTGGTGTTGGTCGTGCGGAGATGTGCGGCGCAGCCGGGGACAGAGCAGATGTCCCACTCCTGCTTGCGGCGGAGGTCGCGCTTGCGCTCACCCCGGCAGTCTCCGCATCGCTGCTGAGTGGCGCTGCCCGGGGTGAAAACATCTCCGCAGTCCGGGCACGCGCGGTCACTGTAGACGCGGGCGGTGAACTTGCGCTTCGGGACAGGACCCGGGCGGTTCTTGGCCCGCTTGTGCGGGGTGCAGAAGCCCGTGGTGTTGTCCTTGCGGAGAACCGTCTCGCAGCCGTCAGCACCGCAGACATCGCCAGCAGCAGGAACGTAGGAGTGCGGCCGGCACCGGCCGATGGTGTTGCTGGCCCGAAGCGGAGCCCCGCAGCCGTCGACTGAGCAGATCCTCGGAGCAGGCGTAGGCTCCATGTGTTGCACCTCTTATCCAGGTGTGGCCACGCCCCCGGACGGCTCGAACCGTCGCGGGGGTCTGTTATGTCAAGTATATGCGACAGAAACCGAACAAGAGACGGTGTGAACGTGTCACGCCGCCCGTCCCGTTCGTATTCCCGTGCCATTTACTACTCTCCGTGTCTGGTATATTACGTGTTGTGTTCGATGGTGTTTTCGTTTATACGCCGCTGAGCAGGGCAATACTCAACGGCTGGTCCAGAAAAATGGCAGAACTGCGCTGGCAATCAGCGCGAGCTGTCTTGCGCTCTTCCTGGCGATAAAGCGGGGAGCACTGGAACGGCAACTCATCGGCGTAGCCGCCGCATCGGTTGCGCTGCAGAATCAGGGCGTTCCCGGCCGGTACCTGCCTGCTCACGAGCACGTCGAGGTTGAAAATCTTCTGCGGCAAAGTCCCCGTGTACATAAGGGATTCGCTGGCGATGTCGCCGATATACGGAGCGGCGAACGTCGAGCTTTGCAGCAGCGTGTTTTTCGTCCCGTGGTTGATGATCAAGGTGTCGGCCTCGAAGCCAAGCCACTGCGTAACGCCAGAAGGCGAAACTATGTTCGCGTTCTCCACGAGGTACACGGCCTGCGCGATATCGGACCGGATGGTGGCCGAAGCGGATGCCCACGGGTTAGCGACGGCCAGCGTCTGAATGGACGCATTGGCCACGACGGCGCTGTAAAACGCCGTGTTCCACGAGTAGACCATCGTGTTCTTGACCTGCAAGAGCTGCCGGGTCACAGGGTCG